TGGTCTCTTGTGATGATCCAAGAGAAGTTTGGAAGAGCCTTGGGTGGGACAGGACACGAATTTTCTTCGTTCCGTATATGGACGTCGTGAACGTCGCCTTGAAGTATGGATTCTGGGTGTTTGGAGGGTACGTGAGAGATGTCATGGTACGAGGTGAAACCAGTTACAGGGACATAGATATAGGGTGTTCTTGGGACCAGATGTATCTTGTTCCGCAATTTTTGGAAGAAATTGGGGCCCAAGTTAAATACGATACACTCCAAGTCACTGGGAGGACACAACACCGCCTTTTTCCTTACATTAGACGCATCTTAGATGTGAAAACTCAGTTTGAGTCTATAGATCTCATTGTATTTTCAAGTTTAGAAGACTTTTTGATACAGGACGACGACTTGAAAGTCTCGTGTAATAACTTTTATATGACTCGAAATGGAATTTTCATGAGAGGGAATTTCTCAAAGGAACATGTTGATTACTACACGAAACTTACTCTTCAAAAGAAATTTATAGTTCTTACAGAGAGTAAATTCAACTTTAAAATGAGAGATAAGCTTTTAGCCAAAGGGTGGTTAGAAACTTGCAACGGCGTATGAGGATGTGCCTGTACCGGAGGGTGGTGGAGTGGTGACCTGTGGGGCACTACAGATTCCTCCCATAACAGCTCCGTTAGACAAGCCTGGGCAACAAAACGGCCGAGACGTTGTTGTTGCCTGACCTACAGGTACACACGCCGGGTTACACATACCCGTGGCGTCCACGCTCAGACCCGAGCAGCATGGTCCGAGTGCAGCGTTGCCCCCTGCTGGTGTACATGTGCTTCCTCCACTTCCGGTCCCGCTTCCGCTTCCGCTTCCGGTCCCGCTTCCGCTTCCGCTTCCGGTCCCGCTTCCGCTTCCGCTTCCGGTCCCGCTTCCGGTCCCGCTCCCAGTTCCGCTTCCGGTCCCGCTCCCACTCGAAGTTGTTCCTTGAGTTCTCGGACTTGGTCCCGGAGCCCGTGAAGGTCCTGGAGTCCCCGCAGGAGCCCCTGCAGGCGTCCCCGAAGGTGCAGGAGACCCACCTATAACACCAGTGGCAAACAAAGCTCCGATTATAACTGCTACACATACACAGAAGACTAAACCACCTATAGCTACAACCACGCCTGTTTTCATTCTATAAATTACAAAGAGTTTTTCTCCGGCCTAAAGACTCTTGGGGCTTATTAAGGAAGCATGGCAACAATAGTCGCTCCTCCACGGGGTCCTGTGACCCGCACGATCCCAACACGTCGGGGCGGGAAGTTTCGTTGGACGATCCATACACACCCGAACAACGCCTTTACCGTAAAAATGACTGATGAAGCGCCAACAGCCATCGTAGGTTTCAAGAACGTTGATCACGCACTTATAGTTGGTAAGATGATTGAATCGCATTACATCAAGCAAAAGGAGTGGCCCGACACGACAGGCCGACTCATTTTACCAGCACCCCACGACGGGGACCTTGATTTTCTATTTTTACGTAAATGGGACTTTGCTGATCTTCAGGTGGCCTGTACGAAGAACTTTTTGAACCTCGTATCGGTCGACGATCTCGAAACTACAAGGACGGGTTTCAATTTTGATGGAAAATTGTTGTCCTTTGAAGCTCCCGTAGAAGTTTACATTGAGAGTCTTACTGAGATGTTTGAGCGGCCGGGACCCAGCCCCGACCTTTGAGTACTGCTTTAGCATAGACCGCGCATAGACAAAAATGAATATGGGGCCAATCAAGGACGTCCATCTCGTCCATCTTAATCTTAAAAGGGTTCTTGTTGATTTCAAGTACCAAATTAGTACGCTTCTCAGGGCTCAGAGTCTCTGCGATATCACACATGTGTGAAAGCCACTTGACGTGGGTTTCAGACGTGGGGTCAAACACCTTCACAAACTTTGCAGTATTGGACATTTTCTATTACGTATCTAATCTTTTTAAGCCGCGGCACACGCACCGCAGTACCCGTCGGCCCGACGCACAAACAAGAGCCACAAAGCCAGAACGATGAGGGCGTACAGGACGGCGTTCTTCATTGTACTATTCCTCAACATCTTCTTCTGTCTCTTCGTCATCGTCCTGATCCTCCTCTAAAGAGTCCTCGTCCTCCTCGTCCTCTTCTGAAGTGAACACGTCAGATTCCTCTTCGTCCTCGTCTTCGTCCTCGTCCTCCTCGTCTGAAGGAACGTAATCATCGTCAGACTCGACTTTAATAAACCCATCCTCGAGAGGGGCAAAACCGATGTCACACTCGTCGCTCGTCTTGAGGTACTCGGCTATAGACTCGTCATCAACTTCGTACGTATCCTCCTCATATCGCCAAATTTTATCATCAGATTCGGACAGGTATCTGATGGTGAAAATGACTCCATTCTCCTCGACGATCTTTGCGAGGAGAGGAACTGGCTTACGGGACCCAACATCTGTCCAAACACGGACGAGACTCCCGCCGAGTGAAGACATCTGCTGATGTCTACCTTAAATGTTTTTATCTGGCTTTTACGCACCTAAAGCTTGGCGATCGTGTTTGCCAGGAGCTTGAGGCCCCGAGGACCACGCTTGGCACCTGCGTTGCGGCGCTTAGCGCGCACGGGCTTCTCACCGAAGAGAGCGGCGATGCCCATATTACCGCCTGGGCTCACGCGGTGCTTACGTGGACGACCACGGCCACGCTTGGGCTTGTAGCCCTCGAACAACTCCAGCGCGTATGGCTTGCGCTTCACGGGGAGGACACGCACGCCACCTGCACGAGGGGCGTACTTTCCACGAGCCTTGCCCGAGTTCTCACGCTCCTTGCGGTTAAACTTGGGGCGGATGGGGCTGGGGACCTTATTCTTGACGTACTTTGTAGCAACGGTCGACCCGGCTGGGTTCTTGTAGAACTTAGCCTTGGGGTTGTATGCAACACCCTTCTCCGTCTTGACGACGTACTTGCCCTGAGCGGTCCGGTAAATAACCCGGCGCTTAAAATTCATGAAATTCGTGGCTTCCATTTTTTTGTACTATTTCGCACGAAAATTTACTTGGGGGTCATGGACCGGAGCATGGCGTCGATGCGCGCACCGGCACCGGCGGGCATCTTGGCAGCGCGTCCACGGCGCTTCACGATCTTCATACCCGCAAGACCCATAGGGCTGCCGGGGGTCACGATGTAGCGGCGAGCCTTGACGGGGCGACCACGGCGCATCATGACCTTCATGCCGGCCAGACCGATGGGGCTACCTGGGGTGATGATGTGGCGGTGCACCTTAGCGGGGCGGCCACGACGCATCATGACCTTCATGCCGGCCAGACCGATGAGGCTCGTGCTCGCCTTGGGGCTGGCATACAGACGCGCCAGGTTGCCGGCGTGCACGCCCGCGCGAACACCGCGCTTCTTGTACTTGTCCTTGCGAACCTTGCGGGTCGCCTTGGGGCGGATGGCGGTTGGCACACGCGCCTTGGAGTTGGTCAGCGTGCGCTCAGTGCCGCCTGGGCTCTTGACGTAGGCAGCCTTGGGGTTGTAAACTGTAGAGCCCTTGTCGGACTTGGCAATGTACTTGCCCTCGGACGTCATATAGATTACGCGCCGCTTGGAGTTCAGGAACTTAGTGGGGGCCTTGGGGACGGCGGGACGACCACGAGCCATAGTAGTTGGTACTATTACACGAGAAAAAGTTTGGGGTCTGGGAACCGTCGGGTCATTTTCCTCAGGATAAAAATATTGGTATAGTGTATAGTAGGATGTCAGTGTATAAAATAACAAACAACATAGATGGAAAGTTGTATATAGGTCAAACAACGAGGTCTCTTCAAGAGCGTTTCAGAACACATTGTGCAACTTACTCGGAAGGAAAGTGTCCGAAACTCTGGAACGCCATCCAGGCTCACGGTAAAGACAATTTCAAAATAGAATTGCTTTGGTCAAAACCTGGATGTTCAGTCGAAGAATTAGACTTCAAGGAGAGGGAATTCATTAAACTATACAATACACTGAGTCCGAACGGGTACAACCTTCAGGAAGGTGGACATGGGTCGAGACATAACGAAGAATCGAAACTCAAAATATCTGAAGCCAAGAAGAATCTATGGGCTGAAAAAGGTGATGAAATTCGAAAAAAGGTCGCAGAAAGAGGAGTGTCTGAAGAAACGCGACAAAGAATATCTGAAGCATCTATTCAAAAGTACATCGATAGACCAGAGCTCAAAGAGTTTTCACGGAATAGACTTGGTTCAACCCATACTGAAGAAACATGCGACAAGATGGTCGAGGCATGGAAGAAGCGCAAAGAAGATCCAGAATATAGAAGAATATACGAAGAAATGGCTGTTGAACGTAGCAAACCCGTACATATGTTCGACATTAACAGAGTTCTTACCCGGGTGTTCGACTCCCTTAGTCAAGCAGGCGCATGGGAAGACTTTACAAAAGGAGGTGTGGAGTCGGCTATACGTTCAGGTTCACTTTACAAAAAGGAGCATTATCTTTCATATACAGAAACCCCGCCACCTGAAAAACAACGGGAAACTAAGAGTATATATTGTTTTGATAAGGAAGGGACTCTAGTAGACGTGTGTAAATCTCTGGATGAGATTCATGAAAAGACGGGGTTTAGCGCATCAGGGGTTCTTAAGAATGCTATAAAAGGTGGTAATCTTTACAAAGGTCAGTTCTATTTTTCATACTCTTCAACCCTTCCACTTGTGTCCACACCCTAAGCACGTAATAAACGCCGTCATTGGCTCGTCCGCGGAACGAGTCTGTAAAAGATAGAACGTAGTTTTCCTAGACTTGCATTTCCTACATATAAACTGCCCGACATAATCCTCATCCATCTGCGCCTTGGCTTGTTCCCTCTTGTTGTCCCTCTCCTTGAGGGCCATCATCGTCTTGGCGCACGGCCCATCAGGCCACAGAACCTCGGCTGGGTACTTGGCGAGGTTCTTGACGTCAAGCTCCTTGGTTTTGAGCCTATAGGCCAACTGATTCACGAGGTTGAGCTTGACGCGGACCCGGTCGCCTTCAACCTCTGTGGACACGGAGACGGCGTGGTTCGGTCGCCGGAGCTCGGTGGTGAGCCAACTTACCTTGGTCTTGTAAATCTTGCGAAACCGAGGATTTTCCCAAGACGCATCTTGGTTGATTTGACGAGCAGATTGGACCGCCCAGTTGAGCGTACTGATTTCTGCGTTTCTGGATATAGCCCCGGGCGCGATGAGGTCTGCAAATATCTGACGCGTGTATTCGCGCAGGGGGTGATTCATCCGGGCCGAGTACGTAGTA